CCGCCTGATACCCCGCCGCGCTGCGCAGATACCGTTTGATCCGCTCCAAGGCGACCCCTCCTATGCTATGCAAAATTTGAGATTATTATAGCCTTTTTGTGGGAAAAAGACAACAGAAAAATGAACCGCGGCAGCGCCTTTTGGCAGAGAAAGCCGAATAACAGAAGCGCCGCAGATTTCAATGAATCTGCGGCGCATTCCGATGGTCGAGGTGACAGGACTCGAACTATACACAATGCTTTTAGTGATTAAAAATATAGCGGTATATTGCTATATTATTTTGTTTTATCACATACTTTTTTTATTATTTCATACATTTAAGAAAAAAAGTGTGTACTTTTAGTGTGTACTTTTTAGTCCACCAATCTATCAAAGATTTCTTGTAAGTTTTGGGCTGTCCGTTCGTCATCTCCAGCGATGTAGTGAGAGTATGTGCCGTATGTGTCCATATCCTCGCTATGCCCGACTAGCCGCTTTAATTCGCCAGTCGGCAACTCCTTTGCGATACTCACAAACGTGTGGCGCAGTTCGTAAAGACTCAGCTCCGGCATGTCATTAGAGCGCTGATAGCGCTGCCAGCGGTGGTAGTAGGTGTGCATGGATGCCATGGGGAAGATGTACTCCTGCTTTCCAGTCACGGCTTTCTGGGCTTCCAGCACGTCCACTGCGCGTCTGGATAGCACTACCGTGCGCAATGCGTTTTCGTTTTTTCCCTGCGTGATTTGACCGTGCGCATTGATTGCCTGCTTCAGTCTGCACAGATTCCCGTCAACGTCTTCCCATCGCAGCCCCCGCATTTCACCGGGGCGCATGCCTGTTAGCACCTGAAACCTATAATAATTTATGTATTCATCATGCACAGATTTTCCGCGCATTATGGTCGTATCTACTTTTAACAGCGTGTTCAGCGCTTCAACTGTCAAAACGTTCTTTCCTTTTTTTCTGGATGCTGCCGGAATCTGTAACTCTTCAAGCTCAAGCGTTGTCCATTTTGATTTTCGGCAAAAATTCGTAAACTGCTTGCAGTAGCTGGCATAGTTCTGTAACGTCTTTTTGGATAAGGGCTCTTTGCTGTTCCCCTGTGGATGGCGAAACGCATAATCTATAATTTTTTGGAAATCCTGTTCCGTAACGGCTTTTATCGACTTGATCCCGATGGCTGGCAGCAAATGGGAGCTGCCGAACGATGCCATATTTTTGTATTCTGCATCAGACACAAGTTTTTTCTGCTGTAGCAACTGTTCCCATGCGTCAGAAACCTTAATCCGTTCCGTCTTTACGCCTATGTCAAGCCATTCATCCGCTTTTTTGTTAGCTTCCCTCTGGCCTGTGCGGCCCGGCTTGGCGCTGGTAAACGTCTTGCGCACGCCGTTCTTCTGCACATTGATTTGCCAACGCCCGGCGCTTTCAATCCATTTTGCGGTATTTGTCCTTTTCATATTGCGGCTCCTTTTTGTATGTGCTATAATAATGCCGTCAACTTTTTTGTGTTGACGGCCCTTTATCCCTTGCTGGTGTGGCACCACCGGCAGGGGATTTTTTATTTTTCTCTTGCGTTATATTCGCCGTCACCTGCCAGAACGGCAGCTTCTCCGGCTTGCAGGCATATTTGCAGGCGGTCAAAGTCCGGCTTGATGCTTTCCGGGCATGGGTCATCCCCAGTTACGGTATCTATCCGGTAGTTCTGTATTACGGCCTGGCAGACGCGTACACGGCTTTGCATGGACGTATGCGCGTTAGCACACAGCAAATCTATTTGGCCCGCCCAATCGCTCCCGTGCGCCCCACAAAGGATATACAGCAGGCGGCGCTTGTACAGGCTCGGCATCTGAGCGATATAATCAGAAAGTGCCTTGTCTACCTGCTCGTCCGTCCAGTTTGGAGTATCGGTATCGCTGAATGCAGACGGCATCCAGATGCGCTGCAGCCAGCGCCAGGGGGATTGTTTGCAGACGGTGAACCACATCAACAAATCATCGTTTCGGATAGGGGAAAGCCCTTCTTCCCAGTTGCGCACCGTGCGGATGTTCACATCCATCTGCCTGGCTACATATTCTTGCGAAAGCCCGGATTCCAACCGGCACTGCGAAAGAATAAGCCCTTCACGCTCTCGGAAATCAGCTCTACTTTCCATTTCATCACCCTCAAATTTTTACATGTTTTGCACTTCAAATGCGGTAAAATTTTTCTACCGTAGCAATCAAGAAAATATAAAGAAATATTTCTTCAAAAAATGTCATGGAAATAAATGGAAGATATGGTATAAAAAACATGTTAAGATTCTTACTGTAGTCAGAAAACACAGGAGGAATCAACAATGAATAACGTGGAACGTCTAAAGAATTACCAAAACCGTAATGCGGCAACCATTGAAGCCCTGTCCCGTGCTGTGCTGCAAGACCGTGCAAGGAGGGAAGCAGACCATGAAGAAACTGCCTGATTTGGATGTTCCACCAAGACACGGGCGCAGAAGACCGAAAAAGCGGATTATAAAGACTTGACAAATGAGTACTTTTGTGAAACTGTTGAAATACAACTGTGAGTTGTGTAAAATACAATCAATGGTTTCCGAAAAACAGCCGGGTGCAATCAATGTTGTAAGATTTCAAAACTCTTTGAGCGAGACCATCTTTTCCAAAAATGTAAGATGTTACAATACCTGCGGCATCTATCGCAGGGACAGTTGGGTTTTCAACAAGCATCCTGCCGTATCTTTCTTTTGCCATATCAAAAATTTGATCTTCAGTAAAGCCAGCCTTTTTTTGGGCTTTCTTTAGTTCCTGCATAATACTAGGAGCTATAAAAGGATATTGGCAGTTCATATCATAAAAAGGTATTTCAAGTAGCATAGAAAAAGCCGTTTTAAACTTTTTTTCGTCTACCAAAAACTCATACATGGAATATCGTAAATCACGGCATTTTTTGGGAGAAGAAAAGGCTTCCATATACAGTTTATTGTATTGTCCCCATATTAAATCCCGATACGGAATATCTCTTCGAGCATTTACGGCACGGCAAAACTCAGGCAAGTTAAAAGCCACACGAGCATAAGTCTTTCTATGCCAAAAATAAACATATTCGTTATCTTTTATTTCTGCTTTTCCCTTATCAGTCAATTTCCCGTTTTCAGCAAATCCCATTGATTCCAACTTTTTAATAATTGGCCAAACGTCATCAACGCCATAATCATAATGCCAGAACTTTGCAACGGGCTTTCCGCTGGAATACTTCTCTAAATAAGAGAGCATTAAAATTTCTGTTGGCTTTAGGCCGTTTTTGTCTTCTAGGTCATCAGCGGAAAGCGCCAGAAAACACTCATTTGCACGCTCTTCCTGTTCTGCGTGCCGCTTTTCTGCTTGCGCCTTGCAGTAACCAGCGTACTGCTTTGCAATTTCATCTTTAGTCGGCTCATGTGTAGTTATGGAAACATTTACTTTTGGTTTTGGCTTCAGAAAGTCAAAAAAGGCCATAGTATCACAACCTTATTTATTTTGGGGGGAATCTGAAATGAAAAAAGAACCGTTGACAATCACGCAAAAAAGTACGATACTTAGTTTAAGAGAGCAGGCAAAGCAGCTTTTGCGAGAAATACCGCTAAAAGATGCTATTGCGATTTGCAACGAGGTTATAAAGGAGACAAGTAATGCGAGATAGAATTGATGTCTACAACAAGTGCGACGACAGCGAGTACAGGAAGAAAAAGGATGAAGTCGTTGAAAAAATGCTGAAACTGATTGAAGTATCCGGCATAAACTTTTACGATGCGCAAAATTTGCCGTTAGAGCTAGACAGAGCTATTGTGGCCAGTGTAATTGCAGCACAGGGGAATACGGCGTTCCGCCCGCACAATACCTTTAAGAGCCGAATTGATGATGCTCAATAAGCGCAGTTACCGCACCCTTTGCAATCGTTTCAATTACTGTAAGAGATACATTGCCCACCGCTGATAAGGTGGGTTTTATTTTTTCCTGCCACGTCTGCTGATTTGAAATTGACGCAATAAAGTCATGGCCTTTTGGCGTAATATATAGGATTCCGTAAAACTCTATAGTATTTAACTGTTTGTCAATACGGTAGTCTGCCACGATATAGCCATTTTCAGCAGCCTGCAAGCAAGAATAAAACAAATCTTCCCGTGAATACCCTTTACCCTTTATAAAAGAGGATTTTTTCAGCTTGTCGGGATTGGAGCATTCAAATTCCATGCTGCATTTATCATTCAAAAACAAACCGAGCTGTTCTTCAAGACCGAGCATAACATCTCGGACGCAATCAGGATTTATCTTCATTGACTTTCACCTTCTTTGCGATTGCCAGCGCAATTACCATATCAAGACCTTTGCCATCTAAAGTGCCAAGCCACTGATCAATGTCTTCATAGGAATCAAGTTTTAGCCCATCGCCTTGTGCGGTGGGCTTTTTTTCGTTTTCGGTATCCCCGGTCAGGTCGGCAACGGTAACTCCTAACTCGTTAGCTATTGCAACCAGTTTGTCATAAGGCGGTGAACTTGGCCTCTTTGCCATTTTGCCGATATACCCATTTGAAAAACCGAGCTTTTCCTCTATCCTAGTCAAACTAGTCTTTTTCTTTTTGCACAGGGCACGAATGGTTTCTACAGTTTTAGCATTATCCACAAAAATCACCTAGACTATTTGTGCATATTTTTAGGCCATAGTCTATTGACTACTAGGCGATAAGCTAGTATAATAGACAGCACAGAGGGCAACAAAGAACCAAGCCCCCTAAAATTCAGCAGACTAGCTAAAAATATGCTGTTATAAATCTCGCAAGTTCATAGTAGCATATTTTCTAGCAATAGTCAACTAGAAAGGAGCTTTTGCTAGGTGAATATTTCGAAAATTGATGCGCTGTGCCGAAAAAACAATATTTCTCGCACAATCCTTGAGGAACGCGCCGGAATCTCAAACGGCGCACTTGGCAAGTGGGAGAAATCGCCTTACGGTCCTAGCATCACGACGCTAAAGAAAGTGGCTGACTATTGTAATAGACACCGTGCGTTGCCCGGACACTGCAAAAGAGTTTAGCGAGTACGAGTACGAGCGAGATAGCAAGACGGGAGAAGTGCTCGAAGGCTAT